AAAGCTACACTTTCGCCAGATCTACACTCAGCCTCTCCTATTCTACTCCAAGAATTAGGATCACAACAGCTATCACAAGAACCACCTGAACATCCACAATCGCAAGACTCATGCAACCTGTTCTCAGTCTCGTCAGGGTGACATCCAGTGCTATCAGTCCTTCTATACCTAGCCCAAACATCACCACCTGAGCAATAGTTTCCGCCATCATAGCTCCAACCACTCCAATTAGGAGGAGTGTCCTCGCAATCTCCGTTCTTATTAGCGTAAGCTTGAGCGGCGGCTCTGGTAGCTGAATTGCTTCTGAATGCCTCTTGAACCTTGTTATTGGCGTCAGCCTGAGAGACCGTTGATGTTATAGGATCTAATCCTAACGAGCTATAAGGAACTGATATAGCCACACCCTGTTTACAAGAGCCGCAATTATCCTTGTAGAAAGTAGCGCTTCCAGTACCGGTCCATACACAAGTGCCATGCTGGTTAGCGTAATCTTGTCCTTTCTGATCTAGGATCTGCTCAGCCTTGCTTCTGGCATCCGCCAAAGAAACCTTGCTGGTGATAGCCGTGCCGCCGTTGGCTTGTGTGGAGGTCACCGTTATCCTCTGGCCTACCCCGCCTTCGGCGCAGTTGTTCTTATAGAAGTCACGGCTTGCCACGTAAGTCCAGGTACATCCTCCGTTCTTATTGGCGTAAGCCTGACCCTCAGCTCCACGAACGGCATTCTCAGCTTTCTTATTGGCGTCAGCCAAAGATATGTTGGAGGTGTACGGATGTCCCGGAAGCTTGCTGCTGCTTACGGATACCATGTCTCCTACGCCGCCATCAGCGCAATTGTTCTTCTGGACCTGACCGGTATAGCTTCCTGTCCACGTACAAGTACCCTTCGAGTTAGCTACGCTCTGTCCCTGAGCCGTAACAGCCGCCAATGCCTTGGCGTTAGCGTCAGCCTGAGATACACATGACTTGAACTTGCCATCAGAGCTAGGACTTGGATCCGTAACATCATTCTGAGTCACGGTAACGGAGCTTCCAACCCCACCATCCGCACATTGACGAGTGAAGGCCTTAGATGCCGTACCAAACCAGAAGCATATCTTATTACCACCAGCTATATACCGCTCTTGATTCTCAGGATCAGTATAGCAGGTATTGGTATTACGTTGATGTAATTTAGAGATACAGTCCTTACATACGGTTTCGATAGTCTCCCAAACCGGTTGCTCATCCTTAGTATGACACGTGTCATCATAGTTCTTGTTAACGAACGCCTGACCCATCCTATCGATGTAGGCCTTAGCCAAAGCGTCAGCCTCCTCTTGTGAACGGGTAGAGGTGAAGAACTGTCCCATAAGATCCGGGGTTACGGTAATAGGATCAGCGTACTGGCAAGTAGGACACTTAGGAGTGAACTCCTTACTATAATTACCGACATATATCTTCAACTCATCACAAGTACCACGATCGTTGGCTATAGCCTGACCTTGCGCCTTGACAGCGGCCTTAGCAAGCTCATCGGCGGCATATTGACTCTCGTATGAGTAGAATGGACCTCCGGTTACATCAGCCTCAGTAACGGTAACCGAAGACGGGATAAGACCTGACGGACAGTTATTCTTCTCGAACGCCTCGCTATAATGACCGGTATATTTAGGAGCCTCATGGCAAGTACCACGCTCATCGGCGATCTTCTGACCTTGATTCATTACAGCGGCCATAGCCACTAAATTAGCCTCATCTTGAGATACACAGGACTGGAACGGATGACCATCTACCATGTCCTGTGTCACGGTGAACGGATCTCCTATCTGATTAGCGCCACAATTGCTCTTCGTAAACTCGAAGCTGGCCTTACCGGTATACATAGTAGCGTTAGAGCAAGTACCCTTGGTATTAGCCAAAGCCTGCCCTTGAGCTTGTACTGCGGTCATAGCCATAGCGTCAGCAGCGGTCTGGGAGTCGTTGGACTGGAATGGGCGTCCTTCTACCATATCTTGAGTGATCGTCACTTTAGATCCTATCTTACACTCACCACAGTTGTTTCTCGTGAACTCCAAGGAAGCGCGGCCAGTGTACGTACAAAGGGCATGGATATTGGCAAGAGCCTGTCCTTGGGCGTCAACGGCGGCCTTGGCCTTGTTGTTGGCGTCCTCCTGAGATATAGTCGAAGTAAATGGATAACCATCAACCATCCTATCGTTTACCGTATAAGTGCCACCAGTACCAGTACCACAGTTGTTACGAATAAACACACGTGTATAAGTACCAGTATATACAGGAACCTTCTCACACTTACCTTTCACGTTAGCCACGTCCTGACCTTGAGCCTCAACAGCGGCCTTAGCCTTGTTATTAGCGTCCTCCTGAGATACGGTAGACCTAAAGTCTCCTGTCACCATAGTCTCGTCTACAACGACCTTAGTACCATACTGGGTCTCGTCACAATTGTTACGGGTAAATTCCTTACTGTATCTACCATGATATACGGTCTTCTCCTTACACTCGCCCTCCAAGTTAGCTTGCTGTTGAGCGTTAGCCTCAAGATCGGCCTTAGCCTTATTGTCAGCATCCTCCTGAGAGATAATAGAGAAGTACTTACCAGCGGCTACAACATAAGTATAAGGTTGGCCGATATGGAACTCATCGCAATTGTTTCTAGTGACTGTCTTCTCCATCCTAACGTTATAGTAGACATTAGTCTGACAATCGCCACGCTCGTTAGTGATAGCCTGACCTTGCGCCTCCACAGCGTCCTGCGCCAGCTTATTGGCGGCATCCTGTGATACTGTAGAAGTGAACGGATAGCCGGTACACATCTTCTCATCCACGGTAAAGTCAACAGGCGTAGAACCTTCAGGACAATTAGTTCTCTGGAATACCTTAGAATACGATCCGGTAAATACCGGTATCTTCTCACAATTACCCTTGATATTAGCTATATCCTGACCCTGAGCCTCTACGGCGGCTTGGGCTAACTTATTAGCCTCCTCCTGAGAGACGATAGACCTGAAGTCGCCTTCTACCATAGTCTCGTTAACAACAACCTCCGTTCCGTATTGAGTGGAGTCGCAATTGTTACGGGTAAAGGTCTTGCTAAACTTACCATAATAGATATTCTCCTTAGGCTTACACTCACCTTCCAGATTAGCTTGTTGTTGACCATTCTTTTCAATATCCTCAAGAGCCTTCCTGTCGGCGTCCTCTTGAGAGATAGAAGACACGTACTTACCCTCAGGAACGATGTAAACATATTCCTGACCGTCACTAAACTTATCACAATTGTTACGGATAAAGGTTTTCCTTTGTTCCTCGTTATACCAGATGTCAGTTATACACTCACCATGCTCATTAGCGTACTTCTGTCCGTTAAGAGCTATATCCTCCATAGCCTTAGCGTCAGCGTCCTCCTGTGAGATAAACGACTTGTACGTCCGTTCCTCAACCACATACAAGACAACCGAACCGTGCTGGTTGGCTAGACAGTCATCCTTGGTAAACGGCTGAACCATCTTGATATTATAATAAACGGGCTTGGCATCTTGGGCTATCATATACTCCTTAACAACACTACCGTCCTTTGACGTTATACGGAACTTAGCCGTACAGATCTGACCGGTGTAATTAGCCTTGTATACGATGTTAAGCTTATTATCGCCTACCCCATGGCTCTTGTCGTTAATGGCAAAGCAATTACCCTCAACGCAATTCTTATCTACTTCCCTTGCCATGTCAATCCTCCTCTATTCTCCATGAAACATTATCTCCGGCCTCTACCCTCACGATCTGGGTATCACCATCCTTATTAAGCGTCAGCCTTTGCGGATCCACGTTAAAGGGTGGTTCCGGTTCCGGCTCCTCGCTGCCATCGCCACAAGTGCAACATACCAGTTCAATATCATACTCGGTATTGGACTTGATATCGATAACGACCTGACCGTTCTCACTAGTCACGTTATCAAAGTCATGATCAAGTATAATATAAGGTATATCATTAGGCTGTTGATTGATATTAACAACCTTGCCATTCAAGACAAACATCTCATGATGCTCCTCGTTATCCATGTTCTTAGGCATGGCTATAACGAAGCTAGCGTCATACAGGTCAGTGGCTCCCGGATCCTCAGGATCGGCGTACACCACGTATCTGCTATCCTCGTCAGGTATCTTAACGGATAGCCCGTTGACGTTCATAGACACCATATAGCATTTACTTACCGAACCACCAAGAGTAAGGCAGGAGGCCTTGACCGAGGCGGAGTTAAGCTTGGCGTTGATGACCGCCGTCCCGCCCTCCATGTCAAACATGATATTGGCCGGATCCACGCTCACCCGCTCCATACCCTTCTGGGTTATGGTAGCGAGTTTCGTTACCTTGCCTTTCTCGACCGCTACGTAAGTCTCCCTAGGCAACCTACCCATCCATCCCGGCTCTACCTTGATCGCCACCTTGTCGGGACCGGTACCGGAAATCTTGTCGTAGGACACCCATGAGGAGCCTTGCTCGATCTTAGCAAGAATATCTTTTAAATTATTCATATCATTCCGCTTGAGTTATAGTCCATTTATCACTCTTGCCTACGATAATCTCCAGAATCTGCTCACCGCCCTCAGGAGGATACTCGAAGTTAGTAGGCTTAATCTCAAACACGCTGGCGCCACCACAACCAAGATCGCAGATCATGTCCGGCAACCATCCCTCCTCGAAAAAACGCTCTATAAGCTCCCTGACGGCCTCTGAAAAAGAATCAAGCTCCAACCTGTCTGCTGGGACAGACCCTTTCTTAAGTGTCTCACCACATACCCAACCGTCACACTCGGAAGCCAAGACCGTATCATACACTCTCTTAGCCATAGCATGAAGTATTTAAAATATTACTATTCAATGTAGTATATACGATATTAACATCAGCGAACTCATCGCCCATGCAATACCTTTTCTTGAACTTAATGGATCTACCAGAAACGACATACCCGTCGTTAGGTACGATAGTACCGCAGTAGGTCACGCTAAGAACATTCAGAGGCTCGTATCTTAACCTTACGGCCTGCACTCCCTTAAACGAATCCCTTTGGATGGACGCCGTTGCTCCAGATACGGCAACCAGCTTCCTTACCAGAGACTCGATTACACTATTCATGCCATCTCCGTTCCTGATATCTGCCTCAGGAAAAGACTGACCATCATATATGATCTGGGAACTGTAGATACTACATTCATTCCCCGGTCTATATTCCGGCTTACATGGATTACAGTTATTCCTCATATCAAATCAATTTATTAATCATTCTCCTTAATTCAAGTATCTCAGCATCCCTGTCCCGTATAGCCTTTATCATAGCGTTAAGGACATCAGACATATCGCAACTGGGAGATAATCCCAATGACTCCACACGTACCTTGTCTCCTGGATAAACACAGTCGGTGCTCATGTACGTAGAGCACGGTACTTTCGTATCGTCTACAGTAGGCCTGTATTGTTTCTTGTTACAACCATTCATTGTTACCATACCTCCTCTTCTGCACCATTATCACCGCCACCATTACCGGCGTTGACAAGCTCGTTTATAATTTTCTTCAAATCCAGAACCTCACGATGGTATAAATCTATCTGCTTATCCCTAGACGCTATAATACGCCTCAATGAGTCTACAACGACAGAGATATCAGTACCTTTCTCTATACCATCCACCACCAACTCATCACCTGAGTATAAGACGCATTTATCATATAAAACTATAGGACATCCATAGCCAACACAAGGCTCGTCCTGACAATCCCTATCGCAAGGATCACAAGGATCCTCAGGGCATTTGTTAAGAAACCTATCTATCTTAACGCCATGACAGCATTCTTTAGGACGCTCCCTCGAATGATCATGACAACAACCACCTGTATTACACATATTAATAATATTAATGTTTTTAGCAAAGATACTTATTTGGTTTGATTATAAGACAACGAGACGCATGAAACAATAAGAGGTAGAGACCATAAGCCCCTACCTCCAAACACTAATCTAACATTATGGAAAACACAAACGCATTCTTACCAATAACATTGATCCTCTTGATCAATATTCTCAATCCATTTCTCGCACTCAAGATTAAGATCAGCGTACTCCTGCCCCTCTACCATCAAAACCTCACGGGCTTTGGCGTTGGCATCCTCTACTGATATCCATGATCTAAACCTATTGGCTTTGATAGAATAATATACCCTACCTGATTTATATCCAAACGGACATACCTTCTCAAACCAATCACCGATCGTAGTATTATAGAATACAGGGGAGCAACTACCTTCGGAGTTAGCCTTCTCCTGACCTTCTTTCATGAACTTCCTATAAGCTAACGTATCAGCATCAATCTGGGATATATCAGATATGACAGCTCCGGCTGGCAATTCATACACAATACCTTCTTTACCTGATGTCCCGGTCTCACAATCGTTCTTGTAAAACAAGCCACGAAGAGGCTGTGAGGCCCAGTCCTCGCAGCAAGCCCCAACGGCGTTGGCCTCCCCCTGCCCGATCCTTCCAAGCTCAACCATCGCCTTATCATTGGCGTCTTTCTTGGATACGTATGACACAAACCTACCTTTCTCTACACATATCTGTTCCTTGGATCCCTTACCGCTTACGCAATTGTTCTTGATAAACTCATCGCATACCTGATCATTATACCATACAGCCGGTATTATGTCGGCATATGTGTTGGCGTAATCCTGACCGTTGGCATTGACATCATCCTCAGCCTTACTATCAGCCTCCTCCTGCGTATCGCCAAAATAAACATTGGCCGGGACCCGGTAGTCAACAGAGCCGCCCACGTACCCGGCAGGCGGGTTGTTTTTGGTGAACGTCCGTACTATTTCTTTATTACTGTATATCATTACGATTCACTTTGTTACAAAGATACAATTTAAAATCAAATTACAAAGGAAGAGCCTTTTTGCTTCTCAAAACCTTATACAGATAATCCCTTAACTGTTCCTCGGTAACTATATATCCAAATTCAATCATCTTAGCTATATCAATCTCCAGCTCCATCAACTCCTTAGCCTTGGCCTCCTCGCCAACGGAATTTCTTATCATAGTCTCATGAAGACCGTAAACTATTATATTCAAAGATCTAGCTAAATCCTGTATTTTATCTTTAAACCTTGATGAGTCCACGATTTTAGATAAAGCGGAAGACATTCTCCTATAAGCATCACCAGCCTTATCTCTGTAATCTATAAGTTGATCATGTACAAACTTCAAAACCTGAACCTCAAATCTAGGATTTATCCACATGGCGAATTTTATAAATAACAAAGGATGCATCCATATCTTATCAGGTGTCTTGCCATGTTTTGTAACTCTACCTTTTACTTTTACAAATAACTGATTATCACCATTGTCCATTTTTGGACTATGGCTTTCATCATCCTTTAGAGCTTCTAAAAATTCTATGGTTTTAGGACTATCTATAAATACAGAAAACTTTCTTCTTATGTTATCGGGATTATCATTCCATTGCTTAAGTAAACTGTTGGCATCAAAATAACCATCACTAGTTCTTTGAAAAACGTTAAAATCACCCATTTTTCTTGTCAAAACATTTACCGTCTTCATTTTTTAATCTAATTTTGAAGTTAATAATTAATTACTTTATGTCCACTCCCTCGTGAGAGTCAGTGGACATACAAAAATAGCCAATCGAAATGATAAACACAAATCGATTGGCTATTTTTAATATCCCAAAATCAGGACATTAATCACCCATTGCAAATCTTATCCTCTAAAGCATAAAGAACTTTCGCTACGGTCTTATCGCCACTTACCTTCACGCAAGACTCACCAAGATCCCGGACATCTATAGCCTCCCTGATACGGGTAAGCTCGTCATATATCTCCTCTATCACGTCGGAGATCATAACGCACTCACCAGAGTCCTTATATTTTGACCACTCTGGGAGATCACCCTCGTAAGGCACGCAAGTGGACGGGGTTATATGTGAACAACTGTATTTTTTCATACTAGTAACCTGTTAATATGTTCCTTTAACGATCTTATCTCATCCGGGCATAACCCGCAATCATTATCGCATAATGACCTTTGCAGACGAATTATCTTCCCCCAATAAGATACATCGGGCTTGTCTCCGATCCTATACCTATGATACCTCATGTATCTACCCCATTGGCAAGATAACCATTCATCTACAGCCTTACATAGATCTATTCTATCAAGGCTTGATATACTTTGTGCGCCCATCGAGTATCTCCTTTCTCATTTCCTGTACCTCCTCATCAGGCGGGCATCCATATGGCAGGTTCTTGATCCACTCACGGATCTTCTTCTGCATGTTGAGATAGACGATACCCACGTCACCTATGGTACGGGTCTGTTTGTATATGCTCACCACGTCACGCTCCATGGTCTTCAACGGATCGAGCATGACCATACAACCGGCGGTGCTCCTAGAAGCGTATTCCATATCGCTAACAACGGTAGAGGAAGCACGATTCATCATACTTCTCTCAATCCTTTCTCTCTCGGCCTTTAACGCCTTTTCCTTACAAGTATTACAACCCACGACTAAATATTTTTATGTTCAACAATCCACGCAATTAGTAGCCATCTCAAGAAGCTCTCCGACACGATCAATGATCTCATGAGCCGCCTCTATATTATCCAACCTGACGTTAGCTTCCGCTACAGTCATAAGCGTCTCCATCTCCTGTATCTTATTTATAAGATCCTTATCCTTATCCTCGCATAGGATATCAGTCTTAATCCATAGCCGATCAAGACGTCTGCGTATAAGATCCGTCTTAAGATACTTGCGACTGAAGTTGTAAGTAGAAGGGCTACCTATGATCTTGATATCATATATACCATCAGGTAGATCAAGATACTTGACATTACAATCATCGTAATTAAAGCAATTAAGGCCTAATGTTAGGCTAGTAAAGGTATTGACCTGATTCTTGCCAAGGAACAACGTAACGGGGTCGGACATGCCCGGCGTAGTGATCTCGATAATCGCCTTCCTGTCCTCTAGTAGCCCCCACTCAGACTCATCCAATACCTGAAGCACTTTGGGATCACGTGTCTCTAGCACCTGAAATGACAGCCGAATATCATTCATATTAACCTTCTTATCGTACCGGCATAAGCTATCGTCATAACGGGCTTGCATATCAAGATCCGGGATATCGGTATAATATGTCTTGACCTCATGACCGTTGATAAATACCGATGTTATCTGGCAAACATGAGACCTAGCGACATCAAAAAACACCATCCTTACATTACCCTCATAATCAACGCCCAATGTCGGGTATGTCAATATCTGGGTATTATACTCTCCATCGTTACGTCTAGCCACGACAGTAATAACGATAGGTTTCTCTATATCGTAATCATCCATGATAATCCTTGCGGCAAACTTATCATGAATTATCTTCGGTATGATATTGATCTGATTCATCTTAATATCTTTTTCACAAAGATACTAATTTGATCGATAAAACAAACGAGGCTATAAGATAAGAGCATCAAGAAGATCCTGCTCGCTTAGAATTATACCTCCATTGATAGCCATAGACATAGCTAAATAAAGGCATAAGCATGTGAGATCATATCTAAGCATTCTACTCCTAAGAGACACGATAAACTTTTTGAGGTCAGGATTATCCCCAGCCAAAGACATATAGCCGCTAAAAAGGAACGTATTGTATATAGGATCGGATGTAGATGATTTGATATCGCTGTAAGACATACCACAAATATCTACCCACAATCTTATAGATTTGACGACTATCTCCTTTACAAAGGACTTATTCAACAGACATCCGAATCTGACCAAAGCCACTACATCTCCCCACTTCTGGTCGGATATCTCTTTCACAACATACATCGACCCATTCAAAGGGTCTTTTACGACAGATGACAATATATTCCTACATCCAATGGAATCTGATAGCTCTTGGATGTTAAACATACCATTGTCATGGTTAAATACGACGGATATATCTCCTCCTCTTACGATACTAAGGTTACTCATCATGAGTCCTCCACGAAAGAATCGACTTCAAAACTATTGTCAAAAGAACATAAATCAGGCTCATATCCTTTCTTGCCATTCTCTATATCAGAGATAGATCTATCAGCTAAAGATCTTAACTCCAATAGACTTACACCTAAAAAGTCTAACGCAGCCTTCAGATACTTATACAAGGTAGAGGTTTTCATTTCTTTAAACCCCTCGTGAATCAAACGACTGTTATATATATCAAAAAGGACTTTATTATTCCTCCCATCAACTCTTTCCCCATTATTTTTAAGGCTACCATCAGATTTAACCATCTTCCTTATCTTGTCAGCGGATCTTGTATTTATGATATTAACCATAATCATAACCTTATAATCAACAGCAGCCCTTCTAGCCTTATTAGCTCTTCCCTTTGAGCTTACAGGGGCGTTATCCTCACCACCAATATATCTGAACTTAGCCTTATTCACGAAGCATGATGGATAGACCTTACGCATATTCCACTTATAATTATAATCACCGATTGACCTCATGATCGACAGCTCTCCGTCAACTACCAATGATATCATGTTATAAGCCTTCTCAAAACATCTAAAAGAACCGACATGCTCGTAAATAAACCTGTACGTCATACCTAACTTAAAATCATTATCAGATATCCTGTTAAACACTATAGACCTATCGAAGTTAATAATAATAGCCATGATGATCTTAAGCCTAAAGTAAGGGGGTATATAGATGTTGCTAGGATCAATATCCCTTGGATTAGCGGTGGTATAATCAGCGCCAGCGAAAGTATCTCTACGTTTCTTGAAATTACGCGGATATATAGGTTGTCCTTTAGACAACTTGATACAAGTACGTCCCTCGGCTACCTGCTTCTTCTCGGCCTCGGTATATACCGGGAACTCCTTTATCATAGAAGAGCATTTCCTTATATAATCCAAGTCAAAATTCATATCGATCATATCTTATCCACTTCAAATATACGTAAAATATAGAGAATAGTAAAGAGAAAATTGAATTAATTTACCTTCATACCGCTACTATTATTTCAACAATAACGTAACTAACTAAAACACAGTTGTCTATTTTGTGACATGTGATATAAGGAACTTCGCCCCTTAAGAAGGGAATCTCATTATAAATCCTTTCTTTATTTAATTACTTACTATCTTTACATCATAAGTTGATTAATTAAAAAGCATTAGCTAACGCTTTCTTATAATTTAAAGTATATAAGTTAATTACATTAACTTAATAATCTGTAGTAGATTGAAAATCTAAGATCTTAATAATAATGTATATCAATGATTTAGTTTAGTGTATTTTTGACACATACTTATGTTATCGATGGATCTTTAATCGACAAACAACTATCTACATCAAACGTTAATGCATTGATATGTTCACTTCTTTCCAACGCTTAAGCGTAATATGCCAAGGGGAAAAGGGAGGTGGGCTACGAGTCGCTCCGCTCCTGTCTGGCCGTGTTGGGATACCTCCTGCCCTGCCTCACGGAGCCGCCACATTCCCTTTGGTGTCAACATAGATAGACCTCAAAGAGATATTTCCTCACCTAGTGTCTACTAGATAAGGGATTTTCTTCAAGACAGTTTCTGGTTGGGTAAAAATCTGGTCAAAGAAGTTGTCTGGTCAAAGACAAAATTTTATATTCGCGATGCGGTCGGTTGGATGAGCGGTTTAGTCGGTGGTCTGCAAAACCATATACCCCGGTTCGAATCCGGGACTGACCTCATTTTGGTTTTGGTTGATACGTGGGTAAGGATGAATGTAGGGGATTATGGTAGATCATAATCCCTTTCTTTTTGGAGGTTCAAAATCTGACTCCCATCTAGCTATATCACTTATCCTGAAATCGTCCATCATAAAATTTCCGTTATCCATACCATCACCTCGTGTATTAATACCTAGGTTATAAGACCTAAGGGAAAGCGTATTATTGGTTTTCGTGTTAATAATAAGTATACCATTAACAAAACATCTTAATATGTCATATTCATTACTGCTTCTGACTATAGCTATATGATACCATTTGTTTGCCTCAACTCTATCAACATGCCAACCAGCTTGTTGAGCTTGAAATAAAAAATAAAAACCAGTACCTGTTAAAACTACACCAAAATAAAAAATACCATTAGGATATTCATGCTCAACCAAACAACTTGTAACAAGATTGGTTGACTTATACCAAAAGTCTATAGTAAATGGATGACCGTCATAAAATAGCTCAGGCAATAACGATTCTTTGGTGTTTATGATAGTATAAAGAAAAGGATCCTTTTCGTTATATTGGACACATTGTATTGAGCCATCGGTGATAAGATTGCCATTATTGGCTATAAAGAGGTCGCCAGAGGGAGTAGGATTCCCCTCTACCTTAAAATTACCATTGAATCTCATTAAGAATCTAGTATGATCGTCAATCCCCCCCCTAGTATATTCAATCATTCTTCGTCTCATAAAACCTTCATCTTTTTTAGTAAATATATTAAGCCCAATAATATCAACAACACGCTAATTGATGTGACAGCTATTGGCCATTTTGATTCTTTCTTATCATCTACGTCCTTATGCTTGATGTCTGTCTTCTTGTCAATATCCTTAACACCGGTAATCGTCTTATCAATGCCAAGGGAATCAGCCGTCACCGTGCTGTCCCGCCGGCCAATGACGATATGGGTATCTGTCTGCGAGGACACCGGCCGTTCCCCCGTGGTAGGATCAACATCCTTGTCCGTATCGAACTCTCTCTCCGTTATAACAATATCGGCATTAAGATCAGATGTCTTGATCTCTACGATCTTCCGATCCATGACCTCATCTATCATCGTCTCTATCCTGCTGATCAACCGGCTATCAATAGACGTTTCGCTAACCTGCCTCCTGCTTCCGCAAGAGGACAGGGACAGCGACAGACCTAAACAAAAAATCGCCCTAAGACTTATCCTTAACCTCATCATCAGCAATCTTCTTTATATCGTCAAACGTCTCATCAGGTATGTTCTTGGAAAAACTAAACATCTTGAATACGTTTATCCTCTTAAACACGGCCTTGAATACCTTAACCAAATAAGCGTCAGCGAAAGTATCCCCTATGGTATTCAAGAAAAGCATAACATATCCCACAAGGGCTATATACACACCATATTTGGTTACGGTAAGTATCATACTAGCCTCCTCCTCGATCGGGTATAACGTCTTATATATAACACATAATGTCATTACTATAAAACAAGACAAAGCGAACTCCTTAAGAATATCAGTAAACCTGACCTCCCTAAACCATCTCTTAAAACTAAACCGTCTTCTACGACTTCGTCGGAGCTTCCAGCCCCTTACGCTTTGCGCTAACCTAGCCAAGAAATTCGCTATTAATACTATAAGTAATACGGTCAATAAATGGTGTACTGGCTGGAAGTAAGCCCAACAAGAGGCACCATACGCAAGCGCAATATTCCACAAAGCCCCCACTCGCTCTATCATGTCTTTGTCTTTCATTTTATACCCTATACGCAAAGTTAACCACTATACCGTTAAGTACCTAAAACACCACGGCGTGTATACCGTTCCTCGTATCAAGGCTGTCAAAATGCAACCAACCCACCTTCCCTTCAAGCCGGAAAGGATATGGTAACATATCTTGATGATCCAAAATCAAGCCTCTAGCCTGTTCCGCCGTCATCGACTTGATATCAAAATCACCAGCCTTACCCAACACATGAGCGGATAGATAAACATCTTTCTTATCCTTAACTATCTGACAGATGTTGCATCTAAGACCACGTTGGGAAAACTGCCCTTGCTTATCCCAGTTATTACAATACATAGGCTGTTTGATTATATCCCTCCGTAATATAAGAAGATTATGGAGAAACGCTGTATCAAGAAACTGCCACGATCTGTCCTTCCACTTATTATATGTATGAGGACATACTAATTCCACTATATCAAAATACGAACCTAGTTCTTTTATAATACTATTTCTATCCATATTATCCGTTTTTTAAATAATGCAAAATAATAATACCACGATAACCTGATCCTCCTCGACCGCTCGTAGCCCCACTATTAGAAGCTTTAGAGGCTCCTCCACCACCACCACCATAATAAGTGGCATTACCTCCATTTTCGCCATTAATAGTAACACCCTCAGTATCCTCAGCTCCAGCCCCATCACCTCCTCCGTGATTGCCACCTTTACCTCCGGATAAAAAGCCTTTATCCCATCCTCTTGTATAAGCTCCCGATCCACCACCAGCGCCCATAGGATAAGGATAACGATCAGGATACTTATTATTAAAAACATATGATCCATCTTGCCCTGGATTTCCCGGGGAAGGATCATGACCATCCCCTTCAACTCCATATCCGCCTCTTCCACCTTTACCGGCAATAGCCTGATATATACCGAATATACTATCACCACCTATATCTCCTACAACCACCCTATATGTAACACCTGGATTTACGGATATAGTCCCAGTCAGTACACCACCTCCGTTACCTCCACTCCCGGCATTATATATATCGGAATATTCTCCATTAAGACCTCCGGCGACCAACGCGAACTCAACCTCATAGACCCCATCAGGAACCGTCCAATATCCATTATCCTGAGGAGATAATTCCTCGAATACCTCTATTACCTTCCTTTTGGGTAACATCCTTCTTCTCATCATAAGGCAAATAGGATTTTACCCCCCCCAATTTAGTTTTAAAATATGGATATTCATAATATTATTCTGGTTTAATCGTCCATCTCTGGGCGTAGTTATTTTTTAGCACATATATCTTCTCCATAGGTGTAGCGGGAGACCCGTTGGACGAGCCTTTCACGAATCCCTCTGGGGCCTGCTCCGTGCCGGAAGGACGCTGGTTTTCGGTTGGATAAGCAGCAACATACATGCTTACCGAAAGACTATAGAACTGGTTCCTCTTCCCATCCTTAGCCACGGATGTCATAGTAATCTGATCCCATCCTACAACAAGGTCGTAGAAAGAGTTCACGAAATCATCTGATCTTTTTTGGCTATGAGTGGATGCATTCACGTTAAACCGTGTAATAGCCCTCATCTCATAAATATAATCCGGAAGCTTATCCATTCTAAGACTATTGCTATGAGCTGCAATGAAACTAGTAAGATGTTCCAATCCCCTTCCAGACATATTATCATCATTCCAACCCGTCCTCCTTTCTCCACTTACCCAGTCATTTAAAAAATAAAAATCAGTAATATTAGGATTTATCTTATCTACCTCGAAAAAAGGAAGGGTATTTATATCAAAATAATTCCACATATCAGAAGGGCCAGGATGTATTCTCAACGAAGTTAATTTAGGAAGATCATTAAACTCCTTTATATACCTATCCAAATAACATGAAGACAATTCAAGGGTTTGAAGATTTTTCATATTCTTTATATTCCTTATCCCGCTAGATTCTATATCCCTAAGATCAAGCATATTAAACATACTTAAATAATACACCTCAGTCTTGCTAGTTATAGCCTCAGGCATTTCAGTCATTCTTTGCCCTACATTTTGAAAATCTATATAAGTTAATTTATTAGATCTCGACAATTTATCTACCGGTATGCCATCATTAACATACATCGTATGCGATACGACCAAAAATTCAAGACCTGGAATATCTACGATCGGGAAAGCCGTCATCTTACAAGTTTGGATATTGGCATAATAAATATCACAAGTAAAATCTATCGATACAGCCCGTTGTACGTCCCTCCTCCCATCAGCGTAAGCATGATTATCCACAGGTACGTATTGCGATCCATCCTCCTTCCTGAACCACCACGTAGTATTTGGATTTTTCCTGTGTTGTATTGCCAAAGAACGGAATATAATACGATAATTATCCTGCCCTTGAACCTTGGTCATAGGAAACTGTTCCTTTATTCCATCCCCCCAATCCACATTAGCCATACCGGGCTTTCTGGATCTAAACTCAACATACGTATTAAAAGGATTACCAACGACAGGATCGGGTACATAATCATAATCATCGGTATAATAATTTCTAAGTGCCCTATCCCATGTGGTGAACCACACGAACTTGTTGGATGATGCCTCATATTTATATAATGTCTTAGCCATTACCTATCTTGTTAAAATATTCTACAATAACATTCCTGTCCAATCCCATAGAATCACATAAATACTCCCCTTCTGGTTGACCCCCAAACGATAATACCTTATCCGTATCATGAGCTAAAACATCTCCATTGCCTACAAAAGTACGCCCATCGTCAAATACGATAAGCTTATATGGCTTATACGACCTCGTGTCAATATCAGAAGATCGTATTGACCTTAACACCGAAGCCTCTGGCGCCATACTAAACCTCCATCCATAATTATTCATAAGCACATAAACCATCTCCATAGGAGTCGACGGAGAGCCATTAGACTGACCCTTTATAAAACCAGAAGGTGCCTGTAATACGCCACTAGGCCTTTTATCAACAGGCTTGGCAGCCAAATACATACTTAGATACAATCCATAAAACTGATTCCTTTTGCCATCGGAAGCAGAGGAAGACATAGTGAGATAATCAAACCCCATTACCTTCTCATATAATGTTGATATAAACGTATCACATCGACTTTGGGTCAACAAGGAGATATGCATATAAAAACTACTCATAGATCTCATCTCATATATATAATCCGGTAGATTACTTACATCTATATTACTATAGCCATATGAGGCGGTAAGGCTAGTGATGTTTTCCAGCCCCTTGCCGATCATATACGGATGCCAGCTCACGACAGACCCATACCATCTATTTATATGATCGAAGGTCCTTAAGCTAGGATTTATCTTATCCACCTCATCCATAGCCGGGCATGTATTAGGGTCAAACGATGGCATAGCCACTCCTGGGGATATATATAATTTTTTTAGCTTGCTAAAAGACAGCCATTCCCTTGGATATACCCTAACCCTGCAACCTGCCAAAGATAATGTTACAAGATTAGGCCACATAGAGGGGAATTTCCTTATATTAGAAGACTCCGTATCATTAAAATCAGCCGTTCTACTTAAATTAATGCCTTTTAACTTAGTGAGCCTATCCCAATCGTCTGGTATGGATGTCAATGTCCCTACACCTAATTCGTTAAGTGTTATATACTCTATATTTACCGATCTACGTATCCTATCTTTAGGGATATCGGTTATATTCCCATCTCCGGTAATGGATAAGATTAAGTTGATAATACTTGGAGCGTCTAATATCGGGAATCCTACCATCATTATCCTTGCTGTTTGAACGTATGTAATATCATTCGTAAAAGTCATGGTAATGACCCGCTCTTTATCTAGCCCGTCAGCGTAAGCATGATTAGGCGCAGGGATATACTCACTCCCGTCTTCCTTATAAAACCACCATGGATGGCTATCCGGATTCTTACGATAACTTATATCCCTTCTCCTGAACATCAACCTATATCGCCCGTATATGGATTCGCTCCTATCCTTCACGAAAGGAAATTGCTCTTTATTCCCGTCACCCCAATCGACCTCACACATTCCTGGGGCCTTGGAATAAAACTGTATACTCTCATTGTAATTATTAACATCCAATATAGGATCAGGCACGTCATCAGTAGTATCATTCCTGTCAACGCCCCTAAAAGCATATTTGCCTTTAGTAAAAAAGGTTATAGACCCTTTATTCGTATCCTTACATATCAGCCTCATACCTCTCCCTCCTCTATTCTCCTGAAATACTCGACAATCGGTGAACTGTCCAATCCCAGATCGTTACAGATATCTATAGCCTCGTATTTGTCGGCGAAATTATACTTACTCATATTATCATCCAATACGTCTCCGCTAAATACTGATACATGCCCATCCTTTACGCCAAGGACGAACGGGGCGATCCTGGTCTTCCCCGCCCGACTTGCCCTCGTAAGGGCGGCCTTGGAGGCTGGCGCCGGGGCCAAGACCCATGTCTGCCCATAGTTGTTGGTAAGTACATACACCTTCTCCATAGGCGTCGTAGGATTACCATTACTAACCCCCTTGACAAACCCATCAGGAGCCTGATAAACGCCAGACGGTCTCTTATTAGTAGGAGCTACGGCAGCATATAAATCTAAGGTAAGTTTATAAAACTGATTCCTGTTACCGTCAGAAGCCGTCTGTGACATCGTTATATAATCCCAGGACATCATCTTATCATAAAACGTGTTAACGAACGTATCAGCCCTCTCCTGCGTATTTATAAATCTACCACCATCACGCAAATTCCATACCCTAAATTCCCTTATCTCATACAAGTAATCCGGAAGATCGTCTACCGGCACCGTACTTGAAGAACAATATGCCCGCTGAATCTTGTTCAACTTCCCTCCTACCAGATCTTGTTTCCATGAGCTACCACTACCCATAAAAGTAACGCCTGTCTTATCATCTCCAACCTTATCCACCTCATCAAATACAGGTATATTATTCCGATTGCTTATAATGCTTATACCTTTTGCCGGGATAGAATTAAAAGCCGGATCATAAGAAGGGATGTTACACCAATTGAAATTAAACTCGGTAAGATTCTTCCATTCAGAGAACCTTCTCCAATTAGAATCAGGATCATCCCCGAAATTAAAAACGCTATTGCATCCGAAATACCTCAGGTTTTTCATGTTCAAAAAACCTTCTGGCCAATTACTCCATACACCAGAATGATAAAAAGACCCCATCTGTATATTACGAAGATTAACGCTCTTGCTTATCCTGTCATATGGGATATCGCCATTTTTTAAAACGGATCTAACCACAGCAAAATAAGTTATATCAGGAAGATTAATTATAGGGAACTCATGAAGGACAATACCATCCATATTAAATTCCCCATCAATTACGTTAGAGAACCTCATCGTAACCTCTCTACGCCTGATATCGCTATATTTATGTGGGGGGACCGGTATGTATTGTGAACCATCCTCTTTCTTATACCACCATACGGTATCATCCGGATTCTTCTTATACTCAATGTCAAGAGACCTGAATACAATCCTATAACTACCATCAGATACCTTAACTAAAGGATATTGATCCTTCGTCCCGTCCCCCCAATCAACGTCCACGAATCCTGGCTTTCTTGTCGAGAACCTAAGACTGCGATTAAAAGCATCCGCTGATATTATCGGATCGGGTATATAATCAGCGCCCTTACCATCATAACAAGGGAACCTGTCCTCATTTACTATAAACGTGACATAGGACGCTACCGTGTCGTATCCTGCTAAAAAAGCCATACCATTAATTTATTGAGGTTATATCATAAGACACCCATTCCTTATACCCGTTAACCATCTCATATACCTTGTTGATGGTCTTGCATACGACAGCGAATCCAATATCCACGTTAGGGAACTTCTCGTTAAGCTCATCAATAGTAAGTTCCCTGACAATACTCTCATCCCACTTCCTCATCTCCTTTACCTCCATAAGGATCGGTTTTCCGGTTACGCCTACGCTCATCACCCATTCTCCCTCACGGTTGGAATCAGCCAGATCCGGGAAGATCGTAACACCAAAAAGATCGGAGAGGGTGAAGGTCTCGCCGGTACGGGTGAAGGACGCCGCCGCCCCAGGCGTAAGGACCACCTCGTTCACGGCCAACAGGCTCGTAAGTTTCTTGGCTCCTCCTGATACCGTGGCGTTAAACACGACAGTAACATTACCGGTAGCGCTGTTAACGAACTTAATCTCATTCTTCTCGCTATTGATGGCCTGCAAACGTGACCCAGATACGATATTTACGATCTCATAATTCTTGTCGTAAGTGCTCTGTAGCGTCACATTGCCGTATTTAGTATCGATAAGGGTAATCCACTTAGCCTTACCGCCGACTATCTCCACAAGCTTATAAAACACGTCATTGCCGTCAGCGTCAACCCATCTAGCTATAGCACCCGGAGCGAAATTAGTCACCTCCCGATCTTGGGTATAACTTATAGTGCTTTCCGTAGGCTTATTAGCCAAAGTAACGTAAAGACATTGCTCTACGTCGGCTTCCATCTTAACTATCCCAGCTCCATCGTAATAATAATCAGGTACGTTCTTCTCTCGTATCAACAAGATAGTACCTTCCTTAAGCTTATCGGCGTTAGTAGGATCATCCACGAAAGACTTCATCTGGATATAAGTATCGAATATAATAGACGTACTCTTATTCTCTATCTTCTGATTGATATCATCAACGATATCATTAATCTCATCTTTAGTATAATAAGGAGATAGATCAACCTTAGGCCCTTCCTGTTCTAAAGCTTTATTCCCATCCCACCAATAATCAGGTACCTCCTGCTCCCTAATCCAGAAGCTGTCCCCCACACGGAGCTTAGCCGTGTTCTCCGGAACCGCCAGCCACTCATTCATGGCATCGACCGTATCAAATATATACGCCGTGTTCTTGCCCTCAGCTATACGTCTTACGACAGCCAACTCGCTCTCGACATCGCTAAGTCTTTCCTTTATATTATTGATTTCTCGCTCTAACTTATCATAATTATCCTCCTGATCTATAGCGTCACCGATGGACATATAAACCTCGTTAGTGAGCTTATTGTAGGTAACACGAGCCACCTTCTCGTAGGATGTCTTATACGTAGATGAGCCTTTGCTGGTATGACAAACAAAATCATACGTATTTTGATACACCACAGATCCACCGGTATTGATGAAATTATATCCATCTTGGCTCATCGTACCTCCCTTGTATCCAACAAGTTCAAAAGAACATTTACCCGTACCTTTAGATCCAAACCATGTAGCGTAGGCCATGAAATACGTCTCTTCAGGTAGGATATCATAATATTTAGCCCTTAAATCCTTCACCGACATCCAAACACATTCCTTACCAGAACCGGTATTATCACCACCCCATTTAAGAACTTCTCTAACAGAGCTATCTCCATTTCCGGGGCCAGACCAACCTACAGCAAGATTATCTATGGTGGGAACATTAGAATTAAGGGCTTCCGTCATCGTGTCCAAGTCCCTTCCGGAACTTGACTCCCATAAATACCTGAAAGTAACATAATCAACATCCCCGATCTTAATGCCTCCGGTATTGCTGGGATATGTCTTTGTGACTAACTCATAATACCATTTACCCTCACGAAAAGTAACCCTTATCCGCTCTACCTGCTTGGGGGATATGGAAACATAAGATCCTCCCACGGAG